CGCTCGAAGGTCCGCCTCAATGGTCTCGGCAAGAACCTCTAGCGGGGAAAGCCCAAGCGGTGAATAGGTAACCCTATTCCCAACAATTACAATCATCTCTTCATTAAGGTATTCGCCAATGATCTTTCCGGTCTCGTCGTACTCAAAGTATCTTGGCTTCTTGAGATTTGAACCGTCCCACTCTGGGTCAAATGCAATGCGCGCCCCGTCTTTTGGCCAGAGGCTCTTTATGGGTCGACCAGTTCTTCCGGCCCTAGATCCGACAGTGAATTCTTTTTCAATGCAGCCCTGGTCAAGAACGAGAACGTCCTCAACAATTGGCTCAATAAAAGACCGCCAAGAATCCATTCTTGTGTTTGGATCTCTTAGCAAAGCCTTAATCGCTTTTACATTGGCCTCATTGACTTCACCGCTGCCGTCAATACTGACGATGTCCCACTTCGCGCGGCTGATCTGCTGTCGCCTAAGATTAATCGCAGATCGAATCCATGGGTTTGTTCTTGACCACTTGCGCAGTTGATTTACTGATCGCTTTTGAACGGTTCCCTTGCCAGCGCCGCGAGCATACGGCTGGGCATCGTAATTTGGAATAAGGATTGCATCCTTAAGTAGCTGGGCGTCAACCTCTGATTGTGCAATCTTTTCTTGCTGCTGTCGCTTCTCCCATGGCATCATTACCATAGATTTTCCTCCTTTGGCTTTCTGGTGCGCCAAGAACGAAGCGCCCCAGATACTGCAATTCCATCAAGGTCTTTATTCACAATTGATCTGGCCTCCGAATAGTTAAATGGTATCAAACGAACGCCGTCGACAATTCCGACGCCGCGAAACGATGGGAGTCTACCCCACCACTTTGGGACAACGAATCTACCGTCCTCAAATTGAAGCTCTATGCTTTCGTTAACGTCCAGCATCCTCTTCGCCTTCCCCAGAGTCCTCGGTCTCGTCAGATTCACCAATAGCAGCTATTGCCATTTCGAGACCCATATAGTCAGACATATCTGTTGGGTTTTCTTTTCTGAAAGTTTCCCAAAAGCCATCGTACTCTCTGTCTTCGGAATCTTCCAGCCTTACGAGTTCTTCTTCCACGTGGCGCTGATACTTGATTTGCTGCGGAACGCTTCTCTTTACCCTTGAGAGAACCTTATGGCATTGAGGGCAGACGGAGTACCTCTTTTGGCCCTTTGCCCTTGGGACCATTGGCTCCGGTATCAGCTCGATTTCGTGATGATCCTCGCCGACCATGATTGTACATAGGGCGCACCTTGGGTGAGCCCTATGTATCTCCTCATACCTCTTCATGACTGGGGCGAGCATTTTCTGGATCTTGCGCATGGCCAACACAATGCCCAGGATGCCAGCCTCGGCACCCCGTAATTCAATGCATAGCTCGCACTTGACCGCGGTGTTATCACACATGTCAAGATTATACATCAACCGTCAAGTAAATCTTATGACCGCTATGATAAATTCACGTAGGAATCAAGGGGCTTGCAAAATGGCCCCATAGGGGAGATTATTTGGAAGTGCTTATACGGGACTATCTGCTGACACCGGCGTCTAACAGGGGTCTCGAGCGGTCTTCCGCAAAATACAGCAATTGGGGGGTTTACCTTGGAATTTAAAATTTATACCAACGCTCTAAAGGCCTACGAGACCGAAGACGGCGAGCGATATGTTGCAGGGACAACCTCATCGACAATTAGGGATCTCCACGGCGACGAGATGTCGCTAGACGCCTTGAAGACCATGGCGGAGACTGCAAGACAGAATATGACGGTCTTCCTAAATCACAACTACAATGTTCCCGAGGACCTTTTTGGTTCTGCTACTAGCGCCGAGATCGTAAAGCGATATGACCGTGAGACAAACGAGGAAGTGTACGATCTTGACCTTAACATCCGAGTTGTCAACGAGGACGAAAACCCAGAAGCTCTTCGCGCATATCGAGCAATAAAGCGCGGGGTAAAGCTCGGCCTTTCTATCGGGGCGCGAGTTGAAAAGGCCAGACGAAAGGCCGCAGAAGGCGACAAGCCAGAATCAATTGTCATCGAAAAAGTTCGCCTCCTTGAGGCGAGCGTTGTTGGAATTCCAGCAAACCAGAGATCATATCTTCAGAATGCTATCAAGAGCCTGAAGTCTGCTCCAGAAGTTGACAGCGATGTCTTCTCTGAGCCATCAGACGAAACAAAGGATGCCACGGAGATTATCGACAGCATTAAGGCTGTCGATATTGAGGGAAATGCCTCGCCGGAGGTTGCTCCGCTTGCTGGTTCCCCTTATAACCTTCTTATCGAAGAGGGGACTGATGTCGAAGACACCGATGAGGAAGACGACAGCGCGGAGAAGTCCGCAGTTAAGTCTTTTGGATTCGGTGACTTTGTTGCTTGGCAAAACACCGATGGTCCTGGTGGCTACGGTGAGGTCGAGCAGGTCGTCAAAGACGGTTCTGTTGTGGTTCCAAAAACAAATGAGGAATTCGCAGCAGTTCCAAATGATCCGGCAATCTTGGTGCGCGTTTGGGCGCAGAAGTCTGGCGATGGATACAAGCCAACAAGTGAATTTATTGGCTTGCTCTCATCGATGGTAAAGAAGGTAAAGGGCCCAGGCGAAGGCGCTGAAGACGCCCCAAGCCAGACGTCCACTCAGATTCCGGGTCTTGAAATTCTTCCCCCAGGGACAGTTCCTGGTGGGGCAAGTGCACAGGAGAAGTCAATGGATATCGAAGAGAAGAAGACACGTGTGACCGTTACGGTCAGCACGGACGCAGATGATAAGCAGCCAGCTGCCGCATCTGTTGCCCCCTCCGCTCCGGATGCGGCAGCCGCGGAAACTAACGAGTCACCAGAGGAGATTAAGGCCTCTGGCGATGACGTAGCGGACGGAGAGGTTAATGAGAAGGTTGATGACGTTGAGGATTCCGCAGAGGAAGAGAAGGAGGCTATCGATCCAGCTATCGAAGCCCTCCAGGAGCTCGGCGCTGAGCTCGTCCCTGCTGAGGCCGAGAAGTCACTTACCGATGAATCAGCCGCACAGCCAGAAATGGCCGAGGCGGAGGTTTTTGTTGTCGAGACCGACGGATCTTCTTTCGAGGAGGTCGAGTCGATCGCGAAGTCAGCCCTTGATGCAGCCAACGCTGCTCAGGAGGAGGTTGCCGCCGTTTCGGCTAAGGTAACCGAGCTCCTTGAGTCGAAGGCCAAGGTCGAGCAGGAACTTGCGAAGGCACTTGAACTCATTGATCGCATTAGCGAGCTTGGGATCGGTCGTAAGTCATTCGACAAGCAATCGCAGAAGGTAAACGTTAAGGCTGCCGAAAAGGCACCTTGGCTTAGCCCATATGTTCAGCGCGTCCTTGAGGCGCAAGACGAGGAGTAAAAATGTCTGAAGTACGAGAGAAGTTGGAAGATGTCGCGAAGGGCCTAGAGTCCCTTAACGGCACTCCGATCGGACGAGATCTCGATGTCGAGAAGAAGTCCGACTTTGATCCCGCTGAGGCCTATGCAGTTCAGCGAGAGCTTCGCAAGAAGTTCTCAAAGATGACTGCAACGGAACTCAACGAGATGCTTGATGTTCAGGCGTCGCGCGAAGTTGGGAAGCAGGCAGATGCCGGTATTCTCAATCAGCTCGCGATGTCGAACCCACAGATTGCAAAGGCCCTTGATAGCTCGGCCGGTACGGCGCTCATCCGCCAGGACCTCGAGCCAATCCTTTACAGCCTGTTCGTTAAGAAGTTCCCATTCTTTGAGCGTGTTCGCAAGGAGCCTGCAAACGGCCTCGTGCACGCGTTCAACCAGCAGACCGCTTACGGTGATGCAGTCTTCCAGACGGAGACCGGCACTGTAACGGATGACACCGCGACTTACAGCCGCCAGACGACCAATGTGGCCGTTCTTGCGACCCGCCGTGGTATCACGCTGAAGAATCAGTTCGCGCTTGGTCAGGGCGGCTCGCCGTTCAATGGCCTTTCGCAGGAGCTTGGCAGCGGCGTCACCGCCATTGCACACAAGCTTCAGAAGACTTTGTTCCAGGGCAACGCGACCGTTACGAGCGGCGCTGGCGCTGCAACCGAGCTTGGCGCATATGATGCCAACTCGTTTGACGGCCTCCGCAAGCTTCTCGGAACGGCAGCAAGCGCTGGTAACGAGATTGTTGGCAAGGGGACAGCTTCATACCTGTCCACCATCAACACTGCTGTTGCTGGCGTCCTGGACAACGGTGGCGCTCCGTCGGCCATCGTCTGCAGCCCAACCGACTACGCAGGGCTTGTGAATGAGCTTACAAACCTCGTTCGCTACAACGCCCCGTCGCAGACGGATCAGCTTGCTGGCGCAACCTTCGGTTCAGTCGTTACGGCAGCGGGATCACTTCCGCTTCTTGCCGTTCCTGGCGATGCCATTGGTTCGTATGCAATTTCCGGAACCGACTACCGCGATATGTACGTGGTAGACGAGGCCGGTTGGTCAATGCCATACCTTGGCTCTGACTCAATCACGACGCTCGAGATTCCGATCGGCGTCAACGGTGCACTCACGCGCCTCTACATCATGTATGTGATGTTCGGGTTCGCGAACAAGGCTCCGCAGTTCCAGGCCAAGATTCGCGTCACGGTCTAATCGGATAGTTGCTGAAGGGGCCTCGGGAGCAATCCCGGGGCCCCAGATGCGAAGGAGCAAAAATGTTTGAAGATATCAAGAAAGAAGAGCCAGTAGTGGATATTGCTGCAGTTGCCAAGAAGGCTGTTACGGCCGCTAAGGCCGCCGTTTCAGACGACGAGGTAGTTCGCATCCGTAATCACAGCGGTCTTTCATCGCTTGTTTTTGGAGACGGCACCGTTGCTCGTTTCCATGAAGGTGTTGCGCGAATTAAGGCTAAGTACCTAGTCCAGGCTGTTGCCCAGGGCTGCACGGTTGAGCCTGATGCGCCAGCAGCTCCAAAGCAAGAGCTTACGGCCGCTCAGAAGGCCGAGCTCGAAAAGGTTTTCGGCAAGTCCGAGTAATCAATCTAGCTTCAATGGGGCTCGCAGACACTTTTTTAGTGAAATGCGGGCCCTATTGTTTTAGGATGTGCAAATGATAAGAGTTAATGTATCTGTTTCAGATCCAGCCACGGCGGCTGCAACATACACCGGCATTCAGATTGGAAGGGCGGCATCCCAGGCGGATGCCAGCGCCCAGACTGGCACGTTCGCCAACCTCGGGACACTTTTGACCCTTGACGCAAAGATAGGAACATACTCATACTCTGACAGCACATCCCCGTATGGATATTGGTACACATGGAGGCTAACGGGAAACTCTGGAAATGGGGCTTGGGTTACTCCGTATCAGGGCGTTGATACCGGATACATCACTGTAGGCGAACTTCGTGAGTATGAGCTTGGCGCCCTTTCACTTCCCGACGGAACAGACTCAAGCGACAGCAGGCTGGAGAAGCTTGTGGGCGTTGCCTCTAGAATGGTTGATGGATACTGCGGATTCTCATTCCGCTACAAGACAACCGTAGAGCAGCATAGGTGGAATCAGCAGACCAGAAGGGTCTTCCCGTACTCAAGGCCGATTATCGCCGTCAATAGCCTTGAGGTCTTTGTGAGCAACCAGCAGCGGGCAACCTTTAGCCTTTCTGATCTTTATATAAATACCAGCCAAAACTACGTTGAGGTCACTAGCCTTGCAAACGTGACGTACTCGCTGTTCCCCGCCATCGTAGCGCTGGGACTTATTGACCCTGTCGCAGTAATAAACTACACGCATGGATACGCGGTGACCCCACAAGAGATCAAGGACGCTACTGCGCTGATTGCAATTGACCTTGCATCCCGCGATGCGCTCTATCAGTCTGGGATGGGCCAGCTGACCCGCCTGACGGTCGGAGATACGACCATGGAGCGCCTCCCGCAGTCGGCTCCAGGCAAGCAGTCTGCGCTGGCAATTCCACCAACGGCGGCAGCGATACTTGATCAATACATCGCGGTGTCTATTCGATGATCCCGGGAGCAATGACCACCGTCACGCTTAAGCGAAAAGGAATGTCGAGCCAGGACGCAACCGGAACGCCAGTGACAACCGATGAAACCATCTGGGTGAAGAAGTGCCACTATCAGTCACTCAGGGAGGATGGAAGCCGAGAGCACGCCAATCCAACCGGACCAGCCGCTAGGCAGGTGTATAGATTTTGGACTCCGTACCTTCAGGGAAGGGAGCGCCCCAGGCTCAATGACAGGCTAGTGGCAGACAGCTACGAGTTTCGCGTCATTGCGATTGACTTCGAGGCTGTCCGCCACCACCTTCTTGTTCGGGCAGAGCGGGTGGAACGCTAAGCTTCTAGGCACCTCAGAACCCTGAGGTCGTCCCAGCCGCGATTATCAACTACAACGGTGAGAATTCCTGTCGGCGCATCGACGCCAGCAACTTCCCTATACCACTGCGAGCCACCATCTAGGGATGGGACCTGAATGTGCGTTCTCGCACCGTGCGTCGCCATCGTCAGGTGGTGATAGTGCCCAGTCAAAAGCAGAGTTGCATCTGAGACTGGCTGCATGCCAAGCGCCTGCCTGGCCCACCAGCTCTCTACCTTGCCAACGGAGTTTCCACCGCCGCGCCTTGCCTGATGACCGTGGGCAAGGCCCACAATTGTTCCGTACACGTCAAGAGTCATTGTTAAGTCGTTCTTTGGGATGATGAACTTTACGTGCCCATATGCATCTGGGTTTGCCGCCAAGATCTCGGCGACCTGCTCAAATACGGCAACGTCGTCATTGTCGCCAAACGTTGTAAACGCCTTGCCGTTCTTTCTGTTCTCGCCGTGGTTTCCCGGAACACAGGCAACGATAACCTCTGGTGCAAACTTTGACCATTGAGATATCGCCCTGGTGATTAGCCTTCTCGCAACAGTAACCTGCTCTCGCCTGTCGAGGTCTGCCTGGAACGCCTGCATGTCGTAGTGGCCGTCGCAGTTTTCAATGATATCCCCAAGGCCTACGACAACCATCCTTGAGAGCGGTCTGCCAAGCTTTCGTAGCTCTTTCCAGCGAGCCTCAACCTCGTTGATTCCACGCAAGAAGCGCTCTACGATCTTTGCCGTCCCGCCATTCTCGCCCTTGCCAAGTTGCAGGTCGGAAATTGCAACCAAGAGCGCACTACCATCGGACGACACTTCTGGTCGGGAAAACTTGTGTCGCTTGATCTCTTCGATCATGTCACCGAAATCGCTATCTCGGGCTACGGCCTTCTTAACAACCTTTCCCTTCCACTGCCTGTTAAGAACGCCAAGGGTGTCTCCCCAGACGTTAAACAGCACTGGCTCGACTACCTCAAAGTGCTCTGGGTCAAGACCCCAGACCTTGAGTACGGTGTCCCAGTTTGGGGCAGACTCTGCTGGCATGCCATCCGTGACGATGGTGCCGTCATTTCCATTCCAGGAAACTCCTGGCTCCCAGCCTTCTGCATGTTTTCTTTTTGGCTTTCGTGAAGATTCAATATCTTGCTGAACCGCAAGTATCTTATTAAGTTCCTCACTCACTTTGCGCACCCGCATTCATTCCTGCGATGTCTGGACATTGTGTGAGGTCGGACCTGATGGCCTTTCTCAGAGAGCCACCTGCAGATCGCAACGATCATGATGGATTCGTCTTTCATTGCTTCAGACATTGCCTGCTGCTCGTCTTTCCCAAGCTTCTTATAGGCAATTCCAGCGCCGCAGAGTGGACCCTTCTTTGCCGAGTCCGCCCGCATTTGATTAACCATTTCTTGTACGGACATCTGTACCTCCATTTATATGCACGCGGTGACTACCACGCGTTCAGCCAGCATAACACTTATACGGAAAGTTTTCAACATAGATGTGGAAATCCCCCCGCCTAAGCGGGGGGATTCCTTGCTACTTCGAGAAGAGTCTCGACAAGAGGCTCTTCTTAGCCTTTGGCTTCGCCGCCTTTGGCGCTGCCTTCTTAGCCTTTGGCGCTACCTTTTTAGCAGGCTTCTTTGCCTTGGTGCTTGCTGCCATTTCACATACTCCTTGCTACGTCGGCTATTTGCCGCGTAACGGAGTATATCACGGCTTGCGGGTGTCGTCCAACTCGTCTGGATCGTAGGCTTCGTTGGCAAGGCTTCCTGCAAGCTCGTCAGCAATGCCGTCCCCGTCCGTGTCGATGGCGGAGCCAGCAATGTGGGCCGTGGAGGCCTTATCTGCGGCAACGGCCTTAGCCTTGCCGACGCCAAACTTGCCGTCTTCTGGGTTTAGGGCGCGGACAATGACCTGCAGGCAGGCAGCAAGGCCAGCCGAAATAACCGTCCTAAAGTCCCCGCCGCTAATGTCGAGAAGCGGGATTCCAAGGCCAAGGGCTACCGCGATCGAGGTCGCGATAAAGGCACGGGCTGCCTCAAGGAGCATCTCGTCAATTCCGGTGTTGTCTTTAATCCAAACAAGAGCGCTCTTAATCATTTAATATCTCCTACTACTTCTCGATGATGATGACGTGCTTGAAGGGCGGAGCGTTGTGCTCGCCCGACACGCGCTTTGAGTCCGCAATAGCCTTGAGCTGCGCCTCTGTCACATTGACGCCGAATTGCTCCTTGCCCTTGCCTGATCGCGTTGGGCATGCCCACATCCAGCCCTCAACAGGGTCCCAGGCGGCTGCAGTCATGTGCCCATAGCCGCTGGTGATATGGGTCTTGTCCTTCTTGGACCAGTACCTTGCCCAGCCAGCGTGCCAGGCGCTTACCTCAACCTCTTTTGGGTAGCCGATTGGCTGCTGGACCCAAACAATCAGGGATGCGCCCTTCTTGCAGCTGTTCACAACGTCGGTCCAGTCCTTGGCCCATCTGGCCTTTGCGCCAAGCACTTTAGCCGTCTTTATAAGGTCGCCAAGCGAAGACCCGTTATCCGAGACCCCCTGCTTGTCCTTATGCCCGGTCGCCTTCTCCTTGGCGGCAATTCCCTGCGCCGCAGAGAAATCCTTTCCAGGGGCGTACTGGAATACCCACGATACCGCTGCGGCAACGCTTGAGGGGCCGCAATCGTCAAGAATGCCACCCTTTTCCTCATGGTCAAGCTGAGACTTTACCTTGAACTTCATGAAAACCCCCTAACTAGAACCTCATTTGAGGTAATGTCATTTTACCAGGGAGTATGGGCTGTTTCTAGCCTTCAAGTTCTGCGACACGAGCCTCAAGAGCTTCAATTTTTACAATAGCCTTCTGAAGGGAGACCATCGCCAGCATATATACATTATGCCAATTTACCGTCTCAACATCGCCAGAATCCGATTCTGGCGTATTAATTGCATCTGGAAAAGTGCCAATAAGGTCGTCAATCAGCAGGCCGTGTTGGATTTCGCTATCAACATGGTGAAGATCTGGCCACTGAGATCGCATTGCATCAGCATCCCACTTGAATTTTACAAAATTTAGAGACTTAAATACATCAATTTCTAGAGGCGTACTTGCAATTTCCTTTTTGAACCTTGCCCACGAGGTCCCTGTTGAACGCCTAATTTGATGACCCCCAGTAATGGCAACCCACATTGCCATGTTGTTAATTTGACCAGTTCCGCTTGTTGTTCCAAGCGCGCTTGCCTGAAGTGTTCCAACCGTAGTGGTGTCAGGAATAACCACTGAGCCGCCAACAATGTTGTTGTCGATAGTTAAGGTTGTGCCGTCATGATCAATTGTGGCTAGGATGCTATTTGCTTCAGTTCTAAAAGTAAGAGCTGGATCCTCTGCTCCGAGTGCGTCAATAAAAACGTCCGCACCGTTTGCAATGATGTTCCCATTTGAAGTGAAGTTCGCAGAAGTAGTGACAGTCCCAGTGCTGTCAACTGAAAAAACAGTACCTGGAGACCCCCCTGCAGTCCCGTTAAATACCTGAAACGTTCCATCGGAGGTAAACCCGAATCGTGCGGTGAAGGCAGTTGCGGTAGGCGCACCCTCGTCGTAGTGCCCAGCGCGAAATGCCGTCCCAGCATTCACGGCAATTTCTCCGTATGTATTATTTTGATTTGCAAGGATAGATGGCTTCGTTCCGGAGTTGGCAACAATAAGGTTATTAAGTGTTGCGCCCGTTGCCGTCATTAACCCAGCGCTGCTCACCCTGAATGGAGCAGATGAAGCGGTTGCATTCCCCGCAAAAAACGGGAATGTTCCTGGCGCCATTCCAACCGAGTTTCCAGAAGAACCGGCGGTCAGCGAGGACGCATTGATGGTAAATCCGCCGATTGTTCCGCCACTAGCAGTTATTGAGCCAGTAAAAGTTCCGGAGGTTGCAGTAATTGCCCCGCTGATTGTAGCGCTTGTTGCTGTTATGGCCCCCGTATTACTTACCGTAAAGTTTGTGGATGTTATTGCATTTGTCCCACTGTTGACCAGAGAAGCCCCATATGGGGAGACCTCTGTTTCGGCAACAGTTGCACTAGTTCCTACGGTGTAGGAGAACTTGGTGGCGGTTGGGGCTGGGCTCGCAAGGATTGTAAATGTCCCGTCAAATGGAGCGCCGATATTTGTTATCTTTACGCTATTTCCTGAGGAGTACCCGTGAGAAATTGTTGTCGTAAGCGTTGCCGTTGTTCCCGATTGCGCCTTGAAGGATACGTCTCTAAGGTTTCCAGCTCCAAACCTTGAGTCAATGACAAGCGCGCCCGACTTTATAACAGAGGCATCTAGCCCGGCAGCAGAGATAAGGCCCGCGGTGATGCTGTTGGCAACAATATCAGATGAGCCAACTGCGTTAACCCACGTTGATCCGTCAGACCTTCTTAGGCCAGGCGGCGTACCGCCAAGATGGTAAACAAATGTTCCGGATGGATATGACGCGCTTGGAAGCGTTGGCAGTGTTGCAGAACTAATAATTTCAATAGCCTTAAGACTTGCTGCCAATTTTTCTGCGGTGATTGATCCGTCCGCAACCGTAACTGTCGGCTCATTCGGTGCAATCGGTTCAGTTGTTTCGCTAAAATCACTGGCGGTTAAGTCCGATGATAAGGATCTAACTTTATACCTATACTGAAGAGAGGCAACAAGGCCGGAATCATTAACGTATGTGGCTTTTGTGTTTTGAACCGTTCTAAATTCGGTGAATAGGTAATAAACATATCCCTCCGCGCTGGTGGAGGCTATGGTGCCACTAGTAACAGATGAATACGTAAAGCTTGTTGTAGTTGTGCTGGAGACAGTCCACTGGCCCTCAAGGCCGCTAAGGCTTGTCTGGGTTGGATCAAGATCAACCCTGATCGTATCTCCGTTTACCAGACCGTGCTCTGCCGAGGTCGTAACAGTGACAGTTGAGCCGGATCTTGAGACTTCTGATATTACCTTGAAGATTGCATCCTGTCGCTGCACTTCAAACGATGAAAGCTTCTTGTTAATTTCCTTCCCCTCGTCAAACGACCACGCAAGCGAGATCATCTTGTCGTTGGAAGAAACCGTAAGGTCAGAAGGGCTGTCTGGAATGTCTGGAACTGGATTTACTGCCTCTAGTTCTTTTATCTTCTCGCTTAGTCTGATGAACGCGCTTCTCTGCAGCCTTACGTCGCCACCAACAGTGATGGTATATACAATGTCCATGCCGACCATCTCTGCCGCAACCGACTTGACAATGAGTGGCTTGGCAACCCCAAGGGTTTCCCAGATAAATGGAATAATTTGTCCGACTTCTGGGACTGGATACTCGTTGCCGTCTGCGTCCCACGGGCGCATTTTAAACGTGTACGACTCTATTGGCAGGCCGTTTTCTTTCCAATACCCAGCTGCCGAAAGCTCTGCGTCTGCAAGTGTTTCCACTCGGTCGTCTGTAATTGCTGCTTCAACAATTTTTCCGTTTGTTGCCCAGACACCAGGAACAAAGTCGTAGTCAACGTACTGAACCGGATTTCCGCTTATGTCTGTAAGCGCAACCTTGTTGCCGCTTGAGTCTTTTGTCCTAAATACCGCATAGAGATGGAGCCTGTTTGCTGTGTTGCCTGACTCTACTGGGCTTGTTGGAATTTCCATTTCATAAATAGGAACCGCGTAGCTAGTAGGATCTTCAGTCTCACCATACCCAAGCGATCCAGTAAGCTCGATTGCGCTCCAGTCGGTGAATGCGGCCGACCCAGTCTGAGAGCTGGTGCATTGACCCTCCAGTCCAAAGTATGCTGCATTTGCAGGGGCCTGTATAATTTTCCAAATTCTGTGCCATGTCTGTAGTGGGTCTCCAGGAATATTTCCAAGTTGGTCTGAATGTATCTGCGTCCCCGAAGAGTTGTACCAAAGAACGTACGCCCCGAGCCTGCCCTGATGTGCGCTTACCTTGCCACGAACTGAAAAAAAGTACTTTTTCCCAGGAACAGTTGTTGGCCTGCTGGCTGAATCTGTTGTTATAGTTGTGTTTGATGTGCTTGAAAGAACGCTATACCCAGCCCCGTACGGGCCACTAGTGGATGCCTGGAGGGTAAACCCGGATGCGGTTGTCCATCCGTTTAAATTTCCATCATAAAGGCCGTTAACCACTAACTCTTTTGGTGTTTTTGCCCCGTAGTGAAGATTGGTGGAATAATTCCCTAGGCCATCTATTGATCCTTTGTCAACCCAATACTCAGCGCCCGTCTTTTCAGAGATGTAGTCAAGTATTTGCCTGACAGTCCTACCGCCGTACTGCTCTGCATTTGGCGTATCGCTCTCCTGGAAATACGGGCTAAATCGGTATTGGGTATCAACTGCCTGTACATAGGTTGAAGTATTAAGACCAATATCTGTTACCCACGAGCTATCAAATAGTCCGCCAAAAACAGAAATTGGGTAGAGCCATGATCTGACATTGTCTGGCCCTATTCCGATTCTCCAGTTTGCTCCGGCAACAGTGTAAATCTCTCCGTCAGACCATCCCCTTGCAGAAGATGTTGTCAATACGGTTGGCGACTCCACCGTGCTGTATGACTGGATAATTGCAGCACCGCCAGAAGTTAGGCTTGCATTTGTTGTAGTTGCAGATCCGTCGTCACCGGTTTTTGCGTATCTAATCGTTGTGGAAGACGGAACGCTTGTAATTATTGCAAAATCTTCTTGACCGACAGAAAATCCAGGAGTTTGAGGTATTGTGACAATAATTGGGTCCCCGGCAGACAGCCCGTGAGCCGTTGCCGTAGTGATTTCGACAACGTTAGAGGTTCTGCTTGCAGCAGTAATTGCTATAGAACCAGTCAGTACGTTAAGCGTTTTTGCAAGATATTCAGTTGTGCTAGATCCAGTTCCAGCAGTTTTTGTTACGTAAATCCTTACGCTGTTTGCTGATCCCGGGCTTTTCCATTTTACTTTTAGCTTTTGAGTACCTGTGCCAGCAGTAAGAGCAAGAGATGAAACCTTAGTGACTGGTCCGTACTGTGGCGTCGATCCGTCTCTTCCGGTGAGCGTAGAGCTTCTTGCCTGAGCTCTGACTTCATATGTTCCATCAGAAAGGCTGCCCCCAGTAGATTCAGATAGAAGCGAGAGTCCGTCAATTTGACCGACAAGCTGCGGGAGAGAGGCTGCCGATGTGTACGTCGTAGTTCCGCCATAAATGATGTCAATATCCCTAGAGTCTCTCGGGGCGTAGTAATCAGCAACGATGTGCTCTTCAAGGATTGCTGTATTGTCCGCGCACTCAACGGTCTGGACAATTGTGCTGCCCTCGCGCTGACTTGACACGCGGGTGATGATCCCAGCGAAAAGCAATGTGTCTGGGTTTGTAGATGTATCGATGATCCTGACTTCTGCGCGGTTTGGTATTTCAATGAGGAACGACTCGTCAAGAATCGCAGCGTTTAGCCTGTCTGTGAATGTGGCCCCCGAATAGCTGCTAATCGTGTTCTGAGACTTCGGGAGAATGGTCCAAACAGGAATATTTGCGTTGGCGCTTGTTCCTTCGCTGTTAGACTCCCAGGTTAGGCTCTCGTAGTTAACGCGGTGGCTAATGTCATAGAAGGCTGGCGTCTGTCCCTCGTACTTCAGCTTGACGTAAATCCTTACCGTTGCCACTTATATTCTCCCTACGCCGGACGACCTCAATAGCGATCGCTGTGCCCTTGAGACCTCTTCCGCCAGCTTGCGAATATCCTGATCGTTTCTTACAGTTGGGTTGTTAATAATAACACTTGCATTGACGGCGCCGCCTGACGAGTGGCCAGCGGCAGATATTCCGTTGATTGGACGGTATGTCCTTGGGAATACCCTCGCCACGCCAAATGGGGTCACTTGCATAACCTCTGTTCCAGCCTCTCCTACCTTAAACGTACCAGGACCCATGACTGTGCCGCCGCTTGCCATTCCGGCAACTGGGTTTTTATTTCCGTAAGGGAAGAATATTTGATCGATGGCTTTCTTCCCCGCATTGAATTGCTTCATGACGGCAATTGGGTCATTTGTTTTCTGTGACCTTGTAAATAGGTCGTACATATTTCCACCGTAGCTGAAAGAGGCCAGGGCTCTAGAAATTGCCATTGGCCACCCAACCTGCTGGGAGAAGGTAAGATTTTTTGGCATTTGCGCGTTCTGCAGGACCTTCATCATGTTGGCGAAGCGGATCGCAACGTTCTTCTTTTGAGCGTCGGCTACTGCCTTTTTCATTGCCGCAATTTCTGCTGGGTCCATACCCCAACCGCGCCAATTGTCGCCTGCTCTTCCTCCCGGCATTGTCGACCAGTCACCAGGCGGGCGAGATGGTCCAGGCGGGGCATCAGTACCTGGATCTTCTTCTTCGGTCCCGTCACTCTTGCCATCGCCAACATCCTTGATTGCCTTCGCAAGCTGCTTTATCTTCTTAAGGAGTTTTTCAAGCTTGTTTCCAAGCTTTTCAAACTTGTCAATAATTGTGTCCCATGTTCCAAGGAACGAATCACCAAATTCAGCAGCATCTGCATCAAGGTTAGCGTCAAGAACTCCCATTTCTTCCCATGAGGCGGTGTACAGCTCTTTAATCTTTTCAATTGCTTCTGATCCTGAAATTTTACCAGCCTCAAGGAGTGCCATGATTTTTGCCATGCCCTCCTGGAACTTCATCCTAAGCGCCTCAAACTTTTCATCTATCTCTTTCAAGCCATCTTTTACCGGAGTGCTCATCATGGCTTCATCAAGAGCAATTTGCTTCCTTTCAAGTGATGCCTTCTTGACGGCCTCTGTTTTAGCCTCTTCTGCCTCCCTCATTCTTGCCGCAGCTTCTAGCGGGTCAATAGACGCGTCATACTGAGACAGTCTTGCCATCTCAATATTTCTATTTGCCTCTCGAAGCGACTTTTCAATCTCAAGCAGGCGGTTTTTCTTTTCTTGCTCCTCGATTTCTTTTCTAAGAGCAAGCAGGTTCCACGTAGTTCCCTCAACTATTACTTCCTGGGTCGCAAGGAATGCATCTTTGGCCTTTTCAAGCTCCTCTGCAAACTTCTTCTCAAAGACGGCCATGATCCTATTTTGAAGCGCAGACTGAACCAGGCCGAATCTTGTTTGTAGCCAGCTAAGCTTGTTGTTTGCTGCCTCTAGGGCGGTGTTAAGCCCTTCCACCTCTCCTGCCGTCCCGCCAATGAGTAGGTTGAACGCCGCAGCGGCATCCCCAGACATTCCGAATTTAGTAGAAAGTGTTTGAAGCAGCTGATTAAGCTGGTCAACGCTTGTAATAGTACCTTGCTGAACAATTGAGTTAATAATATCTGCCTGCGCAAACAATTGAGCTTTTTCGTAAAGCTCTTTATTCGCCACTTTTCCAGTTTTTCCATATATTGGCGCAGTTCCCGTCGGCGCCTCATTCATAAACTTGTTTTCATAGTATTTTTGAACTGCTGGCTTAAGCATGTCAAGCGCTTCAAGCGGTTTAGTAAGATCTGAAATCTGTAGACCGGAAGCAATTTGCCTTATTGCAGATTCTGGGGTAAGCGTGTCTTCGCCGGTAGCGGATTTTAATGCAGCGGCAACATCTTCCACCGTAACCATTATTTGGTCAGAAATAGATCCAAACTCTTGAAATGTTAGCTTATTATCTTTTAGGGCGTTGTTCCATAGTTGTGTCTTTATATCTGCTTCAGTAAGGTCTTGAACAATCTCTGATGTTTCTTGCTTAATTCCTATCAATGTTGCAAGCGCGTCGCCAAGTCCAGAGCCCAAAAGCCCGCCACCAATTGCTCCAACTAGTGTTCCGACAGGCCCAAAGATTGAGCCAGCAGCAGCACCTCCAAGTGCGCCGCCGAGGAATCCACCGCCGCCCCTCATTACGGCCCTTGTTGGATCTACGCCAGCAGCAAGATCTGCACCGACCCCAAGAAGAGAGAAAAAACCACCAATTTTGCCCATCGACTTCAAGCCGCTTGTAAGTACGCCCTTACCAATCTGGAGCCCGCTAAGGCCACTTGCAGCTCTTGCGTTTAGGCCAAGGCCCTGGGCTGCAGTGGCCCTGAACCGAGCCGCGGCCGTTCCGGCAACTCCAAGTTTTGCCCACTGACTTCCAGCAAATGCGGGGCCAGAGAAGAACGTTCCGCCAGCCGCTACGCTTGCAAGGGCCTGCGGGAGTCTTGCAATCGCCCCAACAAACTTCTGAACTCCTGAAAGGAACCCCTTTGCGCCAGCAACGAGTCCGCTTGCTGCAATCTTTGTATCTTTTGCCGCATCGGCCATTCTTACGCCAACTGCAGTTCCAGATGTTGATGCGGTAATTTTTGCCGTATTAATGCTGGCTTTTACAATTGCACCCAGCTCACCACCACGAGCAACTGCAGCCTTTGCCTCAGAGGCATTCTTTGCTGTTCCAACAATGGATTTTA